ACTCTTTTCAATGCGTATTCTCTTTGTATAGAACCTCCTAAAAAAGGATGTGTTCCTTCTTCAACTCGTTTTTTCTGAATTTCTTTAGAGATATTTGATATCTTTTCAGGCGACAATTTCATTCTCTTAGCAATCATAAATGCTTCCCAATAGTCTTTTTGAGAATAATGTATATCAAAATGTTCTTGAATTGATATTGCTACTAAATTGTCGGGTATATTGTTTTTATGATTATTATCTAAATGATGTATTTCAAATGTTCTGCCAAATTCATCAATTGGAATCGGTCCATTATTTTTTTCGTAAATCTTTCTATAATTAGTGCGATCTCGAATATAAGTAGTCATGCTGTTGCTCCTTCAAGCGATAGAGTAGTTGGGAATTGGCGTTCCGCGAACTACATTTTTATTTATTTTTAATTTGCCCTTTGTTAGTCTTTAATGTATAAATAGTTATGTTATTTTTAACAGCGGTTAGAAATTAACAGGCAAACAAAGGAAAATTTAAAATGGCTTCATTGGCAGAAATTAGAGCAAAACTAGCTGAGATGGAAACCCGCGGTGGGAACAACAACTCAGGCAATAGCAACAGAGACAACTCTGTTTTCCCGCACTGGAATATCCCAGAGGGATCAACCGCAAGAATTCGCTTCCTTCCAGATGGTGATAATTCAAACATGTTCTTTTGGGTAGAACGTGCAATGATTCGTCTCCCATTCGCTGGCATTAAGGGACAGCCTGGCAGCAAGCCAGTTGTTGTGCAGGTTCCATGCATGGAAATGTATAATGAGACATGTCCAATTCTTACTGAAGTACGCACTTGGTTTAAGGACAAAAGCCTTGAAGATATGGGACGTAAGTATTGGAAGAAGCGTTCATATCTATTCCAGGGCTTTGTACGTGAATCAACCTCAATTGAAGATTCAACCCCTGAGAATCCAATTCGTAGGTTTGTTGTGTCTCCCAGCATCTACCCTGTAATTACAGCAGTATTGAAGGATACTGAAGTAGAAGAGATGCCTACCGATTATGATCGTGGGTTGGATTTCTCTATTACTAAGACTACAAAGGGTCAGTATGCAGATTACTCAACCAGCAAGTGGGCTCGTAAGGAGTCAGCACTTACTGCAACTGAACGTGCTGCAATTGATACTTACGGACTGTTTAACCTAAAGGACTTTCTTCCTAAGAAGCCAGGTGAGACAGAACTTCGTATCATTAAGGAGATGTTTGAAGCATCTGTTGATGGACAGACTTATGATACAGATCGTTGGGGTCAGTACTTTAAAGCTCCAGGTGCAGGCGCAAGTAACAATCCTGATGCAGATGATACCCCAGCTCCTGCTCCTCGTTCAGCTCCAAAGATTGAAGCTGCTCCTAAGGCAGAAGCTGCTCCGTGGGAAGATAACGAATCGGCTACTAGTGCTCCTGTAGTAACAGCAGCACCAAAGGCGAATCCTAAGGCAGAAGAAATTCTTGCAATGATTCGTAGCCGCAAGAGCTAATATAGCTACTGGGGGCAGAGTAATTTGCCCCCATTTCTTTTAGGAAATTAACATGAAAATGATTTGGAAAAAATCCGGCGATTTTATCGTCTGTGATGTAATTAATCACGAGTTAGCAGAATATTGGCTTGAAAAGCAAGCAGGGCAAACATGGGCTACCACGTCTGTTTTGCCTCAAACTCTTTTAATTATTGAACTGGATCATTTGGTACGAAGCGTTAGTTTTCATCTTAATAAGGTTAAAATTAAACTCATTGATCTACCAATTACAGGAATTGATCAAGATCAACTAAACACTCTACATAGAAATTGGGTATTACTGCATCAAAATCATCCTAATATTTCTGCATTATTTGATCCTGCAACTGATCATCAATTCAAAAATAATATGGATAGAATTAATAAAATACTGCATCAACTTGAAGAATCATTCAAACTTGTATTAACAAGTGACGAATATTTCATCGAACGTCCTGCTAATATTAGTAATATATTTGGACATTCTAATATAAAGTTTCCATTTGAAAATTTAGGTAGAAGTACATTTAATAAATGGAAGAATTTTGATGACAGTGTTGCTACCAGCGATACAAACAATTTCGATGAATTACCTAATAGTTTAGTAATTAATTTAGATCGTACATATGTTAGTAAGCCGCCATTGGATTATACAGAATGGTGTAATAATCTTAATGTGGTTCCAACTCCTAATGAATTGCTGCTGGCAAACTTTAAAGATCTAGCAACAAATTTAACTGCATACAGGGAATTGTTTCTGAACAATTTTACTCTTGCAAACAATGATGTTATATTCACACAATAAGGAAAAAACATGGCAAAACCATTTGATATTTCAAAGTTCCGAAAGGACTTAACTAAGAGCATTGACGGACTTAGCTTTGGGTTCAATGATCCAACAGATTGGGTTTCTACAGGTAACTATACACTAAACTATCTTATTAGCGGTGACTTCCACCGAGGCATTCCTCTTGGTAAAGTAACTGTGTTTGCAGGAGAGTCTGGCGCAGGTAAAAGCTATATTTGCTCCGGCAACATTATTAGGCATGCACAACAGCAGGATATCTTCGTTGTTCTGGTTGATAGTGAGAACGCACTTGATGAAGCATGGCTACATGCTCTTGGCGTTGACACTAGCGAAGACAAGCTGCTCAAACTAAACATGGCAATGATTGATGACGTTGCTCGTACAATCAGTGACTTCATGAAGCAGTACAAGGGTATCACTGATGAGAACAAGCCTAAGGTATTGTTTGTCATTGACAGTTTGGGTATGTTGCTTACTCCTACTGATGTTAATCAGTTTGAAGCAGGTGAGATGAAAGGTGACATGGGTCGTAAGCCTAAGGCACTAACTTCGCTTGTTCGTAACTGTGTTAACATGTTTGGTAGCCATAATGTTGGCATGGTCTGTACCAATCACACTTATGCAAGCCAGGATATGTTTGATCCTGATGACAAGATCAGCGGCGGCCAAGGTTTTATCTATGCAAGTTCCATCGTTGTTGCTATGCGTAAGCTTAAGCTAAAGACTGATGCTGATGGTAATAAGACCAGTCAGGTACATGGTATTCGATCAGCTTGTAAGGTTATGAAGACACGTTACGCAAAGCCATTTGAATCAGTTCAGGTGGAAATTCCATATGAGACTGGCATGAGCCCAACTAGCGGGCTTGTTGATATGTTTGAAGCAAAGGGCATTCTTAAGAAGGAAGGCAATAAGCTTACATACACCAGTACTACAACAGGCGAGATTATCAAGGAATTCCGTAAGGGATGGACAGATGATAAATTAATGATCATCATTGATGAATGGAATGAAACTTCCACTAAGTCAACAGTTGATATCGAACCTGAGGAAGTGATGGAAGATGAGTGATACTGAATATTTGGTAGCCATGTGGCAAACTGTTAAGGAATATATTCCAGCAAAGGATCGGCAGTCGGCTGCCGATCATGTTATCAATGAGCTTGTTGAACTAGGGCTTGATGACAATGACTTGGAAGATTTAGCTGTTGATAAATCCATGCTTAATGCAATCAAAGAGCATATCGAAGTAAAAGATAAAGACGAAAACGACGACGAAGATTGAGGTAGCTTGTGTGGTATTCTAAGGTAATATCAAATCTTGGAAACATACCAGGGTTTATTCAATATTATGAGCAAGAATTGGCGCAAGCTAAATTTGATATTCAGGTAAAGGGTAATATTGAGAAAAATATTGCTTCTTTACCTGGTATCACTGAACAACGATTTAATCAGCTTCAGGAGATAGAAGCTGTTTTAAATTATCTAAATATTCAAGTTCGTGTTATAAGACGCAAGCATTTTCAAAAATATTTAGAACATTATGCTCGTGCTCTAAGCAGCAGAGATGCTGAAAAATATGTCGACGGTGAGCAAGAAGTTGTTGATTACGAAACAATCATTAATGAAGTAGCACTGCTTCGTAACAAATGGCTTGGCATTATGAAGGGAATCGACAGCAAACAATGGCAATTAAGCAACCTCGTTAAGCTTAAGGTTGCTGGAATGGAAGACTTTAGTATCTAAGAAATCCCAATGGAAACCCCATTTTAGGAGTATTATAACTTTCAAATCGTCGATGATCTCCAGTGTAAGATAGACCGCCAGGATCATCGACGATAATTTTAGTTTGACACATTGTAATAGCATTAAACATATTAGCTAATTCACTCAGCAACATTTTGTCCTTATAAACTAAATTGATATCACGATGTTTTGCTTCACCATTTAAAATGATCTCAATCATAGGAGGAATATCTTCTAAGTTGATAAAATCAAAATATCTGTCCTGAACAATATGAAACTCTCTTTTAGAATTTGTATATATTTTTTTGAAAAATCGCTTGGGACTTTCACTATAATGAAATACTCCAAATAATCTAAGATTATAAAAGTTCTCATATTGTGGAATATCCTTTGCAATCATGTTTTTAACATATCCATAAGAATTAGTTGGCTCTGCTGCAAAGATATCTTTTTCTTCTGCATAATCAATATTACTTTTAGTATCAAACTCATGCCCAGAACCAATATTGATTAGATACTTGAATCTGTGTCTATTATTAACTAGGTTGTCCCACATTTTTAAATTATCTTTGACAATAGAATCATTCATTGATTCTTTAAGATCATTTATATTTTCTCTGCCAACTAATGCACAATGTATTACAACATTAAAGTAAGTTCCATTAAAGAACTGTCTAACAGCATTAGCATCTAGCATGTCGAGCTTATCTCTTCCGCATTCAAATACTTGATGTCCTATTTCTCTAAAATAAGAACTTAAGTAGCTACCAACGAACCCTCGAGCACCAGTAATCATAATTCGCATATTTGATCCAATTTAATTGATTTTTATGTTTGCTTCTGACAATATTTACTGTAATATAAATTCATAAGTCAGATAGTTGATAACGAAATAACAAGTAAAATATATATAACATCACGGAGATATTAAATGAAAAAAGCACTTATTACAGGCGTTGCAGGTCAGGACGGCAGTTATCTAGCAGAAATGCTGTTGGATAAAGGTTACGAAGTTCATGGTTTGATTCGTCGCAGTTCAAATTTTGATCACCCTAACACTATCAACATCAGAGATCGTGTTACTTTCCATAATGGTGATCTAAGCGACAGCAATAATATTAGGAATCTACTAGATAAGATTCGTCCAACTGAGATCTATAACCTTGCAGCACAGAGCCATGTTAAGGTAAGCTTTGAGATGCCAGAATTAACAGGTGATGTTAATGCACTAGGGCCATTGCGTATCCTAGATAGCATTCGTTCACTGCATATGGAAAAGGAAACACGCTTTTATCAAGCAAGCACAAGTGAGATGTTTGGTATTCAGAAGTATAATCCTCAGAATGAAGATACCCCATTTTATCCAGGCAGTCCTTACAGTGCGGCAAAGCTTTATGCTTATTGGATTACAGTAAACTATCGTGAAAGTTATGGTATTTTTGGTTGCAATGGTCTATTGTTTAATCATGAAAGTCCTCGTCGTGGTGAACTATTTGTCACACGTAAGATTACAAAGGCATTTGCTAATATGGCATTGGGCAAGCAGAAGGTTCTCGAGCTTGGTAACATGGATAGCTTGCGTGATTGGGGTCACGCTAAGGACTATGTTCGTGCAATGTGGATGATGCTACAGCATGATACGCCAGACGATTATGTTGTTGCTACAGGAGTACAGAGCAGTATCCGTGAATTCTGTAATTTAACTGCTGAATACTTTAATATCAAGTTGAAGTGGGAAGGCACAGGTGTTGATGAGGTTGCTCGTAATGCTGCAACAGGGGAAGTTATGATTCAGGTAAATCCTGCGTTTTATCGTCCAGTTGATGTTGTTAACATTCAGGGTGATGCTACTAAGGTACGTAAGGTTCTAAACTGGACGCCAGAATATGATCTACAGGATCTAGTTAATGACATGTGCGAAACAGATTACAAGATTGCAGGTGGTCAATGACTTTAATTTACGCTCCAGTTAGTATTGGTGATCTTTGGGATAAGATCACTATCCTACATATTAAGAAGGAAGAATATACAGCTAACCTGGCTAACAATCCAATGAATTCCGTTAAGATTGGATATGTTGAAAAGGAACTTGCAGAGTTAATGAAGATCATTGATAGTATTCCTGTACCGTCAACTGGTCCTGTTACTGAGCAAGTTACAGCTCTAAAGGAAGTTAATCATATGATTTGGCGAAACGAAGAAGTATCACGAACATATGGTGAAGGACTAAAGGATTATGATAACGAATTTATTGGGATTGCAGCACAAACTCACAAGGGTAATGCTACACGTTGTCAAATTAAACTAGATATTAACATGCTTTATGGCAGTTATATCGTTGAAACAAAATCATATATCAATGAAGGATTGTAAAATGAAGAAATTACTTGAATTAGGTGATCACTATGTCAGCGACTTTCTTAAGCCAGATGCAGAGATGCGTGAGACTAAGCCATGGAGTTTGGATCTTTATCTAGACGAAGAAATTGGTGCAGCTAGACTAGATGGTGTTGCTCCTCTCGACAAGATGTATGGGCAGTATTGGTATCGCAGTGGTATTAATGCCAGTATGACTAAGCAGCTTGGTGATATCGTTGACGAGATTACCGGTCGTGTTAAGATTGAAAATGGTGATGTTTGGTTAGACATTGCATGTAATGATGGCACACTACTACGTCAAGTTCCTGAAAATATGGTTAGACTTGGTATCGACCCAGCTGATGCTAGTTATCTAGCAGAAAGCAGGAAGGTTGCTACTGCGGTAGTGCAGGATTTCTTCACAGCAGATGCTTATGATCGTACTGGTTACGGTGATTATAAGGCTAAGGTAGTTACTTGTATTGCTATGTTCTACGATCTGGAGAATCCTCGTACATTTATCCGTGATGTACATAGTATTCTTGCAGATGATGGTGTGTTTGTTGTACAGATGAGCTATACTCCATTGATGCTTAAGCAGTTGGCTTTTGATAACATCTGTCATGAACATGTTTATTACTATAGCCTCAGCAGCATTAAGAAGTTGTTTGAAGCAGAAGGCTTTGTGATCCGTGATTGCAGTCTAAACGATACTAATGGAGGTAGCTTCCGTGTATATTTTCAGAAAGCCACTTCTGACAAGACTACGTTTGGTACTGCTCCTCTTCGTGATGTTTGCGATTTTCGTATTGCTAGTACACTTGAACTCGAAGCTAACGAATGGGACATCAGCAGTCCAGCACTTTGGGAGGCTTTTGGTGATAACATTTGGAGTCTTAAGAAGCAGGTTATGGACTTCTTACATCAAGCTAAGGCAGAGGGTAAGAAGGTTTATGGTTACGGAGCCAGCACCAAAGGCAATACACTGCTTCAATTGTTTGGTATTACTCCAGACCTGCTAACTGCTATTGCAGAGCGTAGCCCATATAAGTTTGGATTACAGACGGTTGGTACGAATATTCCAATCATCAGTGAAGAAGAGATGCGGGCAGCGAATCCTGATTATCTGCTGGTTCTTCCTTGGCATTTCATTGATGAGTTTGTTAAGCGTGAAAGTGAGTTTATTACAGGTGGCGGTAAGCTGGTTGTTCCTTGCCCAACTTTTCAGATTATAGGATAACAATGCCTAATATAGTATTCTTTAACCACTGGCATTATGGTGATTTGTTTAGTACAAGAGGTCTCGTAGCTGACATTAAGCGTCAGCTACCGGACTACAATTTTGTTTATGCTCATAATAGAAATCCGTGGGCAGTTACAGACTTATGTAAATCATTGTCCAAGACACAAACAGACAAAATACTAAATCAAATGCTTAATATGCGTACACGATTCGCTAAGAATGGCAATGATTTATTCATTAACACATGGGTTGGTGCATATGAAGGACTATGGGGACCAAATACTCATCCCAGTTATATAAGCCATCATAAGATATTTGAAGAGTGCTACAAGGGTATGAATCAACAATTTGGAACTAATCTGATGTTAGATTCTGATGTTTGGACATATGTTCC